GTGCTTATAGCGTCTGTTTCCTGAACTTTTTGCCCATACCGGATAAAGCCGGGTGGGGTATTGCTACGCCTCTTACCTTGCACCTTTTTGTGAATTACATTTTCGGCAGAGAACTTGAATGTTTGATAACTCTGACCTGCCACCATCGGCTAGGGGAATTATGTGATCCGCAGTCAGGTCATATACCGACCGGCACCGGGAGCAAAATGGTTGCAGTTGTCTAGCTAACTTAGATAACGCCTGCCACTTGTAATCATAGCCTCGATCGATTCTAGATGGGCGCAGTCGTTCTTTTGTTCGCTTACATCTATTGCATAAATAACTGTTGCGAACAATAATTCCACATCGCGAACAGGGTCTAGGAAGTAATGCCATCGTGCTTCACTAAATATTCGATAGCCATCGCAAGGGTGGTGGATGATTCTTTGAAGAATGCTAGACCTGAATTACAGGGGAAGCAAAGTAATCCACGCACACTCATCGTTTCGTGGTTGTGATCAATGATTAATCCTCTTGATGTCTCTTCAGAAGTCACACCACATATAGCGCAAGAACCATTCTGTCTAACAAATAGTTGATCATAATCATTCTTTGCATCTCGCAAAAACTTTCTATGAATCTGTCTGCATTCTCGGCAGATTGGATTGCGTTTGTTCTTTGCTTTATTAATGAATCGGAAATCTGTAATAGGTAAGACGCGCAAACATTTGCGACACTCCTTACTCTCCAAACTCCTCTTCATCGTCTTCATCCGTTCCGAAGCTGGCGAGACGATCCTCGATAGGCAGAGAGAGATAGGACTGGAGAGTTGCGGCTACTGCCCGGTTGAGTAGTGACTCAATCGCATCAAACGAAAGATTGTTGTCAGTCACTAACTCGGTCTCTACATCACCGATGCTGACGCTTATGTTCAACATTTATGTAGCTCCAATCGCAAGTCTAGAAGGTCATCTATAAACTCATCGACTATGGCACATTGGCGCTCGTTGTAGTGAGGAAGGTTGCGCGACTTAGCGGCATGGCTAAGGGCTTCATCTATTTCGTCTAGGGATTGTTCCGAGATAGGGAACTCTGATGGATGTATCCTATCATAAATGATTGACAACATTCTACTCGTCATACCGCTTGCCTTGCTTTCATAATAGCTTGCAAGTCATAAGTCGATCCACGCTTTTCAATATCAAACTTCTTAATGAGCCGATAGATTTCTTTTGGCGTTATTTGTAGCCATGCAGATAGAGCCTCGACATCAAGAAAGAATCGTCGATTCGGATTACTCATAGCCAGTGCCACCAATCTCAAGACCGACCAGCTTTGTTTGCATCCAAAGCAGGTGACATCTTGATTCAGTTGTTCGACATCAATGACAACGAACTTTTCGCAATCATCGGTCGGACAAGGGATTCGTCTTGCCTGTTCCTTGAATTTCTTTGTGGCCGCTCGCCCCCTAGCATGTAAGCCATAAAGTTCCCCTGCAAAGTCTAACGCCCACTCTTGAGTCAATGTCCATGACAAGTGAGCTAGATGGAAGTCGCAGGTCGCCTGAACCTCTAAATCGCGATTGTTCTCTGCCCGGACTAATGCAGGAGGGGTCAGATTCCTATCCTTGCGAATTATTGACTCCCAGGCGTGAAGCACTCCAAGTAAATCAATGGCAAGATGAAAGTCCAGCGCGTTGACATTTATCCCAATGCTTCGTTCTGTTGTCGCCATTCCTGATCCAGTCCGAGATGGTTCTAGGTAGAAACCGGCTTCAAACTGTAAGGTCGGTAGCTCTTGCAGTATCGCCCTCAAACGACCGAAGCAACTTCGACATTGACCCTCAACCTGCCGGCGACAGACTAAGCACTCACTCAAAATGGAGCCTCCTCAAAGGTTTGTTTGACCATAACTGGCTTTTTGAAATACTCAGGCACTTCTGTATCAAAAAGAGTGAAATTCGAGCAGGTGTGGTCGGCGAGGACTATCTTCTCGCGCTGACTTCCCTCGATCCTGATAAGGCTTCGCTCTACCGCCTCAAAGGAGACCGAGGTTCGGTATATCTCATAGGTCATAAGCCCCGATAATCTCTTGACGATTTCTTCTTCGATAGTCAGTTTCTTTTTGTCTAGCTTCTTGGCAAAGCCGGCCCAGGAGATTCCCTCCCATACAACCGTTCCGCAGCGCTGACAATTTATAGGTTTGAAATGTTCATTCATAGTGATTAACCGTTCCAAAAACCTGACCGTTCCACCGTTCCGTGTTCCCCTCTAAAGAGGGGGAACACCGGAACGGTTTGGTCGGTCGTGTCGCACCGCTCCGGGAATTTGACCGGAACAGTTCCGGAACGGCGGAACAGTTAGACATTAGGGCTCCAAGCCTTAACATCATTGGCGAAAAATTCGCTCTGATGACCGTAGAGATACTTCTGACCATCCTTGCGGTAACTGATAAACCCACCTGAAACTAGAGCATCTAGAATGCCCTTAATCTCATCATTGCCTATGGAAATCCTTTCAGAGCGCAAATGCTCTACTAATTCATTCCTGCCTAGCTCATAACCGATTCGATTGAGCAAGCCTGAAATCGCCTCCATCTTCTGTTCCTTGGTTGAGATTTTTACCGTTCCCCCTGAGATTGAGACCGATAGCTGATTCTCGCCAACCGACCGGACATTGGCGACGCCGACGGTCTTGGCGTCAGGGCAGATGGCTCGGACGAAGCCTGGTCGATCCTTTGTGCAAGTTATATCTAGGGCGCCGTCAATGCCCCTGCCGAATGGCAATGACACAGAGACGGCAAAGGCCGCACCGTCAATATCGGCTCTCTTAGATTGGGCTCCGATAGCGTAATTGCCTCGGTTGTCTTTAGATTTAGTCACATGGTCAATCGTCAATATCGCAGCTCCACCGACACGCAGGGGTTTTAGAATCTTCTGCGAGAAGGTCGTAGCATCTTTATTTTTCTCTAGATCAAGCCCAAGTAGATTCATTGCGGCATTTACGCCATCGACAACAATTAGGCTCGGCTGATAGGCCATTATCTCGGTTCGCATAATCTCCCCGATTCCTTCGCCTAAAGGCTCATCAGGGTTGGCATAACGGAAGAGTTTGAACCTATCTGATGGCACTCGCAAGGTCTTGAGGCGATTGAGGATTCCTTTGGCGCTATCTTCAAAATCAATATAAAAGACGATGTTGCCCTTTTCAATCTCTTGTCTTACCGCCTCTAAAGCAATCCAAGTCTTGCCTGATTCGCTCTCACCGAAGATGGCATTTATCTTGCCCGCATAAAGCAGATGATTGCCGTCCTCTCGGCGCAGAAGGCTAGGAGCAGGCTCTTGTTCAAGTTCGAGCTCTTGGATTTGTTTAGGTATCCAGGACGATTCGATGATTTCGCCATCTTCGTTATGAAGCTGAACGAGCGAAGGTGAATGAACCTCTAGGGTCTTCAGTTCGCTGCGTTGGTCGCCGTAGCCTTGCTCACGCAGGGCTCTTGCGGCCTTTGTGAAGTCTGAATTGTGTTCAACAATGGCAAATACGGCAAACTTGGTATAACTGCGCTCAGGATCGAAGATTGTCGATGATGTGAAAACATAGAATTTATCGGTGCCGGCGTGATTTGTTGTCGCGCTGATGCCTTCGGTTTTGCCCGGTCTTCTCCAAGCGGTCACTCCTTGGCGATTGACATAGACCTTCTTCCAGCCGAGCGGTTCTAATATCTGCTCCCAAGTGACCTTTGCGTTGTAATCATCTCCCGGAGTAAGCCCTTCGCCTTTAGGTTTTAGCTCTTCTTGGATGTTCTCTTGCTTTGGAATGGCATCAAAGGTGGCAAATAAAGAATGTAGTTGGTCGCGCTCAGGCACCGTCAAGGTCGGGATTGACTTAGGGCTACCTGAAAGCATCTTCCATGCTCCGCCTGATGGATGGCAAGTGCCATTTGTCGGAGCGACAACGACAAAGCCTCCCTCACCGCGAGTCTCGGCTAAGACATCAATGCTACCGTTCTCACCGGGTCTTCTAGCAAGTTTGGTATTACCTGGAACTTCACCTTTGATTCGATAAAGCCAATGCAAGCCTCCCGATGGCGTCATTTCTACATAACCATTATTCAATCGTTCCCAAACTGTGCCAAGACCTGCCTGTTTTGCCATCTCTTTTATGTCTAGATGAATCTTGTCTGCAACTGCTCTACCTTCGAGCTCTAGCATCTCTAAGTTGCCCGATACCTTTCCACAGATGACACCTACACCTTCGGCGCCTTGGAACCAAGCCATCAATTCATCACTTGTAGCTCGTCTCTCTTGATATTCCTTCCAAGTCAAAACTCCTGGCCTCTTTGATCCATCGGTGGCAACTGGAACGACCGAGATTCCTTCGTTGGCAAGTTCAAGTGCAGTTAATAGGATGTCAGTTGTCATTTGTCATCCGCTCAATAATCCATTGGACAACAGGCACAGCCACCGCATTGCCCATTTGTTTATAGCGGTGCGAATCGGCTTGGCCCTCTGTCCACCCATCAGGAAAGCCTTGCAATCTCTCGCATTCTGTCGGTGTCAGGCGACGGACAACTTGTGGCGTTGCAACACCTGGGGTGAACACATTTGTCACAGTTGGAGAAGGATCACCTTCGTTGCCAACACCTAAACCTTGACGATTCTGCGCATCTAATTTATCGGCATCTCTCAAAGCATTTCGCAAATCTATCGGAAAAATCGCAGGCACATTCCCTCCCCCAGTTCCCCATCTTTGAATTACTGTTTGCATCACGGAATCTTCATAAACTCTGACATCACCAACGCGAGTGCCATCAAGAATAATGACAGTCGCTCTCGTATCACCGCAATCAAAACCATTTAATGTTGGCACAACCCCCCCCCGCAACCCAAGTTTCAAAATCTTCAGATGTTTTCGCTCTCCTGGCTTTTGTAAACCACATTTTCAAGCGCCCTTTGCAATGGCTCCGGCAGTTGCTTTCCTCGTCTTCCCGCCCTGCGCAAGATACCCTGCGCGGCCTTCTGCGATAGCGAGTATTTCTTCAGGTGCTGCCCCTGAATTTCCAAGACATCCGACAATGAAGACTCGACGACGGCGTTGGGGAACTCCGAAGTATTGAGCATCAAGCACCCGCCATCCCACGCGATACCCGCGTTTGACCAACGCTTCAATGACGACGGCCATATCTCTTCCGTTATTCGAGGAAAGAAGACCAGGCACATTTTCGAGGATAAACGACTGCGCTCTTGTTTCGTCAAGGAGTCGGCAGATTTCCCAAAAAAGTCCACTCCGTTTTCCTGCCAATCCTGCTCTTCTACCGGCAACCGATAAGTCTTGACAGGGGAATCCTCCTGTAATGATTCCATTGGAAGGATCGAATCCTGTTTGTATAAGTTGCTCACCTGTTACCCCCTGGATGTCGCCGAAAATTGTGGCGTTCGGAAATCGCCTTCTCAAAACATTCTGTGCGTGTTTATCCCATTCAATCGATGCAACAACTTTGACACCTGCTCGCTCAAGAGCTAAATCAAAACCGCCAACGCCAGCAAAGAGTGATACTGCCGTTCTCATATTGACCACCATCCCCGAATCGTTCCTCCCTGTGGGCAGATATTCCAATCCGCCTTTCCGTCTGCAATCCATTGCCGGTGAAGCCTTGCCTGCTCTGCAAAGTCCGTCTCGTGGGTATCGCGCCCGCAATCAGGACAGATTTCTCCTCCGACATATTCGTAAATATGACGACAATTCAAAAACCCACTCCACCATTTATCCATTGACGAATCATTGGAATCTCACACTTAGGACACTTCGGGCAATCAAAATTGGCATCAGTATAAATATGACGCCATTGCTTCTCAGTATGACCACAGGCTTCGCAGGTGTAAGTGTATTCAGGCATTGAATAAGTCCTCTTGTTTGTTATTTATTGCGAACTCAATTCTTGCTTTGGCAATGGGGATGTATTCATCGGTCATCTCAATTCCGATGAACTTAAAACCTTCATAAATCGCAGCTTTACCAGTTGAACCCGAACCCATAAATGGATCGAGAACGATGCCACCTGCCGGCGTGACAAGTCGGCAGAGATACCGCATAAGGTCTGTGGGCTTGACGGTTGGATGATGATTCTGCCTGTAATTGTTAATGCGATTCCTCGGATTTGAGCCGCCGACACCGCCTTCTTCCCTGCCATCGTGAATCCTTATTGCCTCAAACCCATCAAGCCCCTCATTGCGGTCGCGCTTGCTTGCTTTGGCGCAGTAAAAGAAGCGAGCGGCGGAGCCTTTTCCATCCTTTTCGCCTTGTCCAAAGTATTCAGATTTTCCCCCACCAAATTCGCCATAACCTGTGACTTTTGTTTTGGCCCAATGGCCACCACCTGCATTCGCAGGAAACAACTCAACAACCTCATCCGACCCGTCGTGAATGACATTGGCGGGCCAACGGCCTGCATCAAGTTCGGCGATGTCGTGACCAGTGGTGAACGCGCCAGATGGTGAAAGGTGAGTCGATGGCTTTTCGCCGCGTGAGGTTCCGCCTTCAGTCCCAACCCTCGCACCATCAATGTTCAACCCGCCGGTGCCATAGGTCAGCACATTGGCGGCGACGGTGCCGATTAACGGTTTGCGGGCGACAACGATGGGTTCGTGCGCGGGCTTTAGTGCGGTGCCCCAGCCCTGCCATTGCTTCGCCTCGGCGGTGTATGGCGGCCCTTTTGGAGTTCTTTCATAATTACCACCCGACATTGCACCGTTGTCAGATACAACTTTTCCAGCACGACCACGCCAAATTCCTTCTTGTTTATCTAAGGCTTTTGAAATATCCAACGACTTCGGAAACCCACTGCCATAAATCCACATAATCTGGTCGCGGATTTCAAAGCCAGCATCCTCAATCCCCACAACCATTCGATGATAAGTTCTTGCACTTGAAAAACTAAGAAGATGACCACCTGGCTTCAATACACGGAAAACGGCACTTGCCCAACTTTCAGTCCAATCTTGGAAAGCTCTATTACCTTTTAAGCTCAGGTCATATTCTCCGGCGTGCATACTTGCCGATCGTTCTCTTGTTTTTTTATGGTCAACACCGTTCACAGCTTTAGCTAAAATGTCAGCGTTATCCCACGCTTTGCCCATAAAATTTATTCCGTATGGTGGATCAGTTACTATTGCATCGATTGAGTTATCTTCTAATAATGCTAAAACCTCACGACAGTCGCCGTGATGAATGATGAACTGCTCTTGCACTTTGCCCCCTAACTGATAACCGAGTGAGGTGATGAGATTTGCACTCATCAGGCCCCCGAATGCCCCGCACCTTGCGACCTCTTGCCATCATCGGAAAGGTGGACGATGACGGCTATGACGGCGAGACGACGACGGAAGGAGAATCGCCTCGCACATAAACTATGCTGGCTTTGCTCCTAATTGAGCTAGAAGCGCGGCTACTTCGGGTGTGATGGTGCCACCGGCATTTGCCACCGGCGAAGGCGCAGGCGTTTGCTTTGCGGCGCCAAGATAAGCATTTGCCTTGGCTAGTGCCGAGGCGTCGGAAGTTGCGTCAATGAGAATCCAAGGTGCGCTCTTACCAGGCTTGGCAGGGCCTTGTCCGATTCGAGCTAACACTTTCTGATTGATTTTCGTCTTCAGCGCATTGCGAAGACCGACATTAAACCAAAGAAGCGACTTGTGTTCCGTGTTGGTCTCTAGATCGACCACATCAACTTCAACTGCTTCTGCGAGACCGTGAATGGTCTGAATGCCTGTCTTATATTCGACCGGCGTGACGATGAGTAGATGATTGGCTAAATCTGCCACTTTCACCGACTCGGAGTTATTACTGGATGGTGCTGCGAAGGTCATTCCCCCGTCTCCTTATCTACTTTAGTGTTCATTTCATCTTCTTCTTGCATACGCCTAACATCATTAATAGTAATTTCAGTTTCGGCGTCATCTTCGACAAAGCAAAAGTATGGGCGCCCTCGAAGTCCAATGAAAAATCCAATAATTTTCAAGATGAATGCTTGCCATCTTGCCATTGGCTTAATCACGAGCTTCGGTTTCACCGTTACACGCTTTCTCTAGATTATTGCTAAATGGTTGAAAATATGGGCAATAGTTACAGAGGCGATTGGCGACCTTCGGTATCATTTCCCACATCTTCGGATTATCTTCCACATTGATTTGCGACAACAATGAGATTATGTCATCCATACGGCTCAAAGCCTTTAGAGCTACTGATTCGTCATAGTCAAAAAGCTCAATGTGCATCTCATCAATGCTTCCGCTTGTTGGCAGATAAGCAAGAGCTACTTGATTGACTGTAACTCCTGTCTGCGCTTTCCCATATCCATAGAGTTGAATTTGGGTTTGATATTGCGCTGAGGCACCTTCACGACGCTTTCGATCCATTTGAGCCGGACTTGTCGTCTTCCAATCAATGACGATGCCTCGGTTAATATCAAATAAATCAACTGTGCCGGTCAGATTGCCTCTGATTGTCACTCTTTGCTCAACTTCGTAGCCTTCAATCTTGCGAAAAATGTCTGCAAGATATTGATGGATTGCCGAACCGACTTGTGCGCTCCAATTAGAAGAACCCAATTCGTTAGCTTTAGGCCAATCAAGCAATTTATAGGCAAGTCGCCTAGAGCATTCGTGACCCATTTCAGAAGGCCCTATGACGACTTGCTTGCTCCTTGGAGTCCATATCCCTGCTTGCGTGATTATCTCGGCAAGGTTTTGAGATAGTGCAGTTGCAGGTTTAACAGGTGAAACGAATGTCATTCGTCATCCTCTTCTTCCCAATCATCATCATAGTCAGGAATGATGGGGATAATGGGCTCGGTTGGTTGTATAACTGGAATGCTCATAGCTCTTCATTATTTACTAGCGAGAAGCGTCTTGAAACACTTTGCACTTGCAATAGATCAAGAACCTGAGGTGGCAGAATCTCTTTTGCGCGTTTCACATCAAATCGCGTTGATGTAATCGTTGTGTAGCGAACTACTTGTTGGCCTTGATAATAGCCAAGTTCGCCATCGCCTAATGCGTTTTCAATATGAGAGCGAGCTACATCGGCGATTTCTTCCCATTCTTTTATTTTCGCCAATGCGCTTCGATATTGTTCGAGCCACATCGCGACAGAATCGTCGAAATCAATCACTCCCTTTTCTACTTCGATGCTCATAGTTCCCCCGAACTAATACCACTTAGAGTGTTGGAATTTTGCCCAGGCAGCGCAGGTGCCACCGGAGCCATATCGCCTGGAAATATAGGCGAGCGTTGCCACGAGTTGTGGCACCGAAGCCTCAGAATGTTTCATTCCAAGGTTGCGATAGGTGGCATCTAGTAATTGACCGATGCCTTTTGCGCTGGAAGTGGGGTTCTTTGCCCCTGCTTTCCAGGCGCTTTCCTTGCCTAACAATTTGGCTAGGCAACGAAAACTTTTCTTATCTAGCAATTCTCTTGCTATCTCTTTGGAATCAACCTGGTCAAGTAAAGGTCGATCCTTATAGACAAAAACCGGCGAAATCGGGTTCGCAGGTATAGGTGCCAAGGCACCGCTCACAATCGTAGAAGTCATCATGCTGACTCCGACGATGATGAGGATTCCCCGGATTTGTTTTCCTCTTTGAGTAATTGGATTCCTCCTTCTAATTTCGCAGCTCGCTTAAGGATTTGATTTACATAGGAAAGTTCAATTCTCAAGGTCATTGCGATTTCTTTCGGTGTGCGTCCAAGGTCATTAAGTGAGCGAATCGCGTGTGAATAATTGATGCGGTTCGTCTTGCGACTACGAAATCCCTCTCCGAAACCTCTTTGAGCCGGCGTTGTGCCTGCCCAAATTCCGTGTGGGATTTCCTCCTTGAGCGCGTATTCCAAGCACTCCTTTCGTTCAGGACAACCGGCGCATATAGCTCGCACGATTGGGAGGCACTTTGCCTCATCTTCTCTACTATTGGGAAAAAATATGTTTGGATTGAAAATACCTTTACAACTAGCTTTTGGTAAGAGTGGAAGTTCAGGAAAGAAGTCTGCAAATTGTTTCACCTAGGATCGATCCTCTAACCAACTGGCAAGGTCTTGAATGACCCAAGCCTTATCAACTGAGGCGTTACGCCTTTTGACAATAACATAAGCCGGCGGAGTGGCAGGCAATAATCTTGCCTTTGCATAGTTGTAAGCCTCATCTATTGCTTCTTGCCAAAATTCAGGAAGATTTAGTTTTTTGCGATTCTTCAATTCTAAGATATAAGTCTCACCGCCGATGATTGCAACGATGTCGCCTTCATCTTTCATACCGGATAGCCGTAAGCGTTCAGCATTTGCGCCCTTAGAACGCAACCACTTGAGAACCGAGAGCTCGAACGCCGAACCCTTACGACTATTCGGATTCGCCATTTATTTCACAACTCGCAATGAAATCTTTGTTTGTTTATTATTCAAAGCTCTAGCGTGACGAACAGTTAGTAGAAGCATCTCAACGAGATCAAGAGCTTCAGGTTCGGTCATCACGGCAAGGCGAGTTACAAAATCAGGAACACGAGAGCGCATAAAGTCTGCCTCTCTCGCCTTATCCATAGTTTTCAAACTATCAAGACTTGCGGTCGCCTTCAGAGCCTTTAGATGATGTTCGCCGACTTCGGTGGCAACCGTTTCGGCTAGGTCTAAATTGGCGTCGCGTTCTTCTAGATAGAGATGAATGCCTCCATCGAGGCCGACATGAGCCGAGAATAGAGGGTCACGCACGATGATAAATCCTCGCTAGAGCCTTCTGCTTCCTATCCCAAGCCAAAGCCTCTTCAATCTCCGCCTCAAGCGGGTCATCAGATAGGCTTAGAAGGGCATAGAAGGCTATTAGAGCCCCGATTACGCCTAACAGTATGACAATTCCCATAGGTTCCCCTTTCGTTGTGGATAAGTATGAGGGAAAGGGGTGACACCCTAAGCCCGACACGCCGAAGGCGTCTAGTTCCTTGTGTATTGACAAGCGTAGGCACAAGCCTTAGAGTTTAGTCATTGAGGAAATACCTCAAGCGAAAGGTAAAAATGAACGGCAAGAAATTGGTTCAGGTAAACAGAGGCAAGTTTGTCAGCGTAGATGATACTCACCGCATCGAATATGTCAGTCATCGCGGCGGAACTAGCGAGTGGATTATTTCAGAGAAAAACACAGACGGTATTTATTTTTCAGCAGTTGATCACGCTCCAACTCTTGAAGTAGCTCGCATCAAATATCTTGCAAAGGTAGGTGCGTGATGTGGGATTTACTCTTCGGCACTCACCTTGCCGGTTGGCAAGCGGTGGTTCAGTTTTGGTTTTGGACAATTTTGTTTCTAGGTATTGCGATTCATTGGTTTAGGAGGCAAAAGTGAAGAAGATTCGTTCAGTTAGAGTCAGCGACCAACTGTGGGCGCGGGCCAAGGCGAAGGCGCGGTCAGAAGGCAAGACAATTTCAGAAGTTATCGTTGATTTCCTAAAGGAGTTCGTCAAATGAAGGCTAGAGTTTTGGTTGATTTTCTTGAAATAATGTTAGAACCCGATGATGAGATAGATGCCAAGCAACTTGAAAAGCTATTTGGCGCTTTGCGTGAATTACGCCGTCAGGTGGATAAGCAATGACAACCGCCGAGATTGCCAAAGCCTACGCCGAGCGCGGTTGGTTTGTTCTACCTTGCTATCCGCAACAAAAAACACCATTCTTCCCAATAGCAAAAAATGGCTATAAGTCTGCCTCAAACAAGCCAAAGACGGTGGCGAAATGGTTTGAGAAGTCGCCATTGCTCAACATCGGCATTGCTTGTGCGCCAAGCGGTCTAGTCGTTCTAGATGTTGACTATCGAAATGGCGGAAGCACCGATGGACTCAATCTTGACACCTACACGGTTTCAACCGGCGATGGAATCCATCTTTATTACAAAGTGCCACCTTCTGCCACCTTCAAAGGCAAATTGCGACCGGGCGTTGACATCAAGTTCAACGGCTATGTCGTCACCGCAGGTTCGATCCATGAGAACGGAAAATTCTATGAAGTCGTCAAAGATATAGAACCTGCGCCAATTATGGGATGGGTCTAATGCGATTGGCACTTGTAGCTACAAGCATTCCTTTTGCTTGGGCATTCGGTCGTTCAATAATTAGATGGGCTCTTTATGTCTATCTGACCGGCTGGTTTGCCTTTATCTTGTTATTTTTAGTCAAGAAAAGACCACCTAAGATGCCTCCGATTCCTCATTTTCTGACATCTCTTTATGGCAAGAGATACATAAACAAGCACATTGCCTTATTTGAAAAGGAGTTTATAGACCCTGCAAAGCCCTAGAGATTCCTTCTTCAAGGCTAATCTTGGGCTCATAGAACGAGAGCATATTGGCAGGATTTCCAACCCGATAGCCCACACCCATTGGAGCGGTCGGGTTGGTTTTCATTTTGCCTAAATAACCTGCCTGAAGCATCACCATTTCGGCTAGTTCTATGAAACTTGTCGGTCTGCCGGTGCATAGATTGGCAGTCTTCACATTGTTAGTGATTGCCTCGAATGTAGCTCGCACAACATCTTCGATATGAATAAAGTCTCTAACTTGTCTGCCGGTTCCCCAAATATCAAATGGGTCTGCCTTCTCTAAACCGCGCTTGATAAATGATGGAAATGGATAATCAATACTTTGATCCGTTCCGTAGCCGGAAAATGGGCGCAAGACGGTAACTTTCAAGCCTTCCTCTCTAGCGTGTCTAGCAAGAATCTCGCCTGAGAGTTTGGCCCAACCATAGACCGCATCAGGCGTTCTTATATGGTCAAGGTTTATGTCAAACTCTTTGAGTGATTGACGATATTCCTCGCGCTGAAGGTAGATTGGGTAAGCTGCCGAAGAGGAAAAATAAACAATGTGACCAGGCTTTGTGCGATTAGCCCATTGAAAGAAGTCTGAATCAATGCCTAAGTTGGAGGCAACGCTGAGTGGAGAACCATCAATGGTTGCCCTCCCACCGACAATGGCCGCAAGATGGATTACAACATCATATTTAGTGTCATCTTTACGACAGAAATCTCTGACATCAATGCCGTTCTTTAGATCGATCCCGGTGATTGAGTTGTGTTTAGAATCTAGATGTTTCTTGAAATTCTTTCCGACAAAGCCTTCATCGCCTGTAATAAGAATCTTCAACTGCGTAGCTCCTTTAGGATAAGAGCATAACGCTCACTTTTGATGAAATTGTTATACATAAGCGCATCATAGGAATAGATTTCTTGAGCATTGACCTCGCGATAGCCCTCATCCCATTCGGCTTTATTGGCAACCGGGTGAAGATGCTCAATGATTACATCGTCTAGATAGACAAGATTCTTCAAATCTTCCCCTATTTGCTTCCAAAAATTGTCAAGATAAAGATGGCGCATATTAGGTGGCACCATCCCCTCTAGAGCTCTGACTATGGAAGCAGACATAACTACCGCAGTCGGTAGGCGTTTGCCCTGCAATAAATCATTGCCATAACCTATTCCGGGCTTATTGCCTATCGCTGTCATCAGTTTTACATCCCAATCGGGAGTGCGAAACCTATGGTCATCTCCAATAAAGCTGAAGAATTCATAGTTACTGTTGGCATACTTTTTAGCAATAGCATTGAGCGGAGCTGCCATACCTCGGCTCGTATTTGTCACCTCAAAGATGTAATCAATTCCAAGACTTGCCCTATAAGAGAGCAAAGCAGGATCATCATCATCAACTATAAACATCAAATCGGTTCTGCAAGAGAACTCTTTATGCGCCTTCAAGACTTCTTTGGCGTTATCCGGTCTAGATCGAGTAGGCACTAGGAGCAGGTTCTTATTCAAGTTCATTGATTTCCCCATAAATAGCCGCATAAGCAACTAGGTCAATTACGGAATCAAGATGGTCAGGCGTTTGTATCAATCGAGCTATCTTGACTAGACATAAACACAAAGCGACCTGCGAAGGTGTTATCTCGGTTTCAAGATACACACTCCACAGGTCGGCTATGCGTTTGTGATTTGTAAATGGCTCGCCATAGATTTCTTGGCGTTCCGAATCCGTGAGGCGCTTGGCCTCATCTAAGATTTCCCCCTTATCCATCTTTCTTATTCGCTACCTCTGCCAAATTCTTTAGCGCGAGGATCGAAGGCTTTGAGTATTGGGCCAAGAACGGCTGCTAGAAAGCAAGCTACATAATCCTTGACTGGTCTCGCCGGGTCGGCAAGGTATAAAGCTGCGACTGCTGCTGCTCCAGCTCTTGCGTAGGTGCTTGCGATTGCGACTGCTTTTGTTTTGTCAAACATTTGCACTCCTTGAATGTAGGTCTGCCGAATCCTACGATGAAGACCGGCAGAGATGGCTTTACTTTGCCACGATTTTTCTTCTTATAGGCGCGAACCTTACGGCATACTTCGCCACCATTGCGTTGATCTCGCTTTTCATCAGGGGTCGTGTTGCCCTCAATGGTAATGACGGTGCCGTTCTTCTTGACCTCCTCAACAATACCTACATGCGATATTCGCTCTAGGTCATCGTTTGGGAAGTCAAAAAATGCTAAATCACCCGGCTCCGGCGTGGCGTTGTCAATGTCCTGCCAAGCCTTTGCCTTGACGAACGCTCTCGCCCCTGCCGGGGTGTATGTGCAATCTGGAATCTTTACTTTTGCCTTCTTAGCTACCCAATTTACAAATGCGCCACACCAGGGCAGATTTGCCTTCTGATACTTGGTTTGATTGTTGGCAGGGCCTTCGATAAATCCAATTTCCCCGGCCGCAATCTCTAAAAATTTATTGCGGGAGTCACACATTATCTCTTCAAAGCCTCTTTCACTAAATCAGTTAGGAAATCAACTTTCTCCTCTAGGGCGTTGACTTTATCCTTGATCGACAAACCACCATTGGGTTTTAATTCAGTTAGATAGTGCTTAACTAGCCATTTTACGCCTATGGCAACGGCGCCAATAATCGTCGTGAGAGCTACGATAAAACTCGCCCAATCCAATGCGCTCATCCGTGAATCTCCCATACATAGACGGTAACAGTTCCGGAATTACTAACAGCATATAAAGCAGTAGTCGGAGGTAACTGAAAAGTATCGTGGAAATTATTATCTATTTTTGCACCAGTTGTTGTAGTGACATTTTCATCACCTACATAAATGGCACCGGTTTCGTTATGAATATGACAATCGCGCCAAACGGTGCTTTTATCGAAAAGTAAGGTTGGATCACCTGTTACTGTTATTTGCGCCGTTCTCATCTAGCTCTCTTTTCTTCAAGAACCCCAGGTTTTCAAATAGATCAATGTGGTCATCGATTGTGCGGATGACATCTTCAGCTTCGTAGATCAGGAAAGTAGCTTTAGCAATTCTTCGGGAGTCAGACCCAATTTGGCTGCGATTGCTTCCTTCTCTGCTAATTTAGCCTGTGCTTCGGCTTCCTCAATGGCCTTAGCCTCAGCGAACGCGGCTGCATCAGCCTCTCGCTGTGCGATTTCTTCGGCTGTTAGTTCAACCTCTGTGGTGACTCCGGTGGAGCAATCCACTATTAGTTTCGTTGGCATTGTTTCCTTTCCTAACTGTTCTTGATTCCGTAAAGTGTGGCGGTTGAGTATTGGACAAAGTTATTAGCACCGGCAGGTGCAATTTTGATGCCAGTAATTGCGGCAGTTTGCGACCATAAACCAGCCGTCAAGTAAGAATAAACTGTCGTTTGATTACCTTCATCTACTGAATCAACTGAAAAAGATTTATTATTTGAGCCAGCATAATTTGGAATATAGATTTCCATATTGCCAAAAGTGTTGGCTGTCATAGTTGCGGCAGGAACATCTGCTACTTGGCTATTAGTAGTGCCATAAGATGTAGCAGCCGAACCATCACCAATTAACATCTTGAAAGAAAAGTTTGAATTTGATGTATTAAAATATAATTGAATATTTTCTTGCTTTTGTGCTTTATTTGTTCTTCCAGATAATTTTAATAATAGGTCTGTCCAATCCGCAGCGATTGAAGTGAATTCAATATTCGCAGCCCCGCCTGAGCCTACTGTGACGGTGGCGATTGCCTCATAAGTGGTTGCCATTATGCGCTCGCTATTCCGTAAAGAGTGAAGGTTGAGCCAGCAATAAAATTATAATCTGTTCCGCTTGTTTGATTATAAATTGTCATTGAAGTAATAGCAGAAGTAGAACGCCATAAACCAACTGCCGCTTCTGTTCCTAAACTATATGTGCTTCCGTTAGCATTATTATTTCTAGTTATCCAAGATTTATAGGTTGTTGAATTACTATAATTTTGTATGTGTGTAATGCTCATTGTTTTAATGGTATTTTCTATGCCCGTCCAATAACCCAACCAGCCTTTATTGCTATTGGAACTGCGCTGAGAAGTCGCAGAACTTCCATCACCGGATAATGAAGTAGCAGAATAATTAGTGCCTGAATCAGAATTAAATCTTACATAATTAAATCCAATGGTGTTTGCCGAACCTGCGCTAATTATCAAAACTAAATCTGTAAAACTGCCACTTATTCCAGTAAATGAAACGCTTGCTTGTGCGCTCCCAAGTGTCGTAGTCGCTATCGGTTCATAAGTCGCTGCCATTATGCCCCCTTAATGCCGTATAGGGCGAAGTGTGAGTATTGTTCAAAATTAATTCCTGTATAAACTTCAAATTTAATAGAAGTAATGGCGCTTGTGCTCATCCATAAACCGGAATTAAGACTAACAACCCCGCCAAAACCGGCTACTGTTCCATTAATATCTACGCCGGCTAAAGCGCGAGTTGTTTTATATTTATTAGTATTTTTATAGTCTAAAATATCTAAAACACTAACGCCAACATTTCCAGCACCAGGACCATTGTTGGTTCCTACACAATCTTTTATTCTTGAAGAAGTTTCACTAGTTCCAGATTCCGCTGCGGCTGTTGAGCCATCTCCTTTCAAACAATGAAAAGCATAATTTGAGCCGGTATCGGAATTAAAAGTGAATTTAACAGCATCCGCACCATAAGTTGCTCTGTTTGCTCTAGCAATAAAGCGCACCTGCAAATGAGTCCAATCCGCAGCAATTGAAGTAAATTCAACGCTTGAACTTCCACCCGAACCAACTGTTACTGTGGCTATGGATTCAAAGTCACCGGCTGCGGCGGTGGGAGCAAAACCATAAATTCCTAAAGGAGATAGAGGAGACATTAGGCAGTCAAGTCTCCAACGGCAAACCAGGTATCGGTGCCATATTTAATCAAGGTTGCGCCGGAGTATTGAGCTGAAAGGTT